TAGGCAACGTCTTTGGCTTCACCCTTGACCTGGGTGACCTGGGTAACAAGCTGCTTGAAGTGGTTAATGCCCTGTTCGCAGTGCTGACCATTCTCGGTATCGTTACTGACCCTACCACTGCGGGTGTGACTGACTCTAAGCAGGCCATGACTTATACTGTGCCGAAGGAGGACTAACCTATGAATTTGCGAAAACTCATTTTCACAAACAATGCCTGTTATAAGGCGGGACGATATATCACGGTGAAGGGTATCATGGTGCATAGCACAGGTGCAAACAACCCTTGGCTGAAACGCTATGTTGGCCCCGATGACGGTTTGCTGGGCAAGAACCAGTACAACAATCACTGGAACCAGGCTATGGACAGAAAGGTTTGTGTACATGGGTTTATCGGCAAACTGGCTGACGGCACTATCGCTACCTATCAGACCCTTCCCTGGAACATGAGAGGTTGGCACGGTGCGTCTGGTAAAAACGGTTCCAGCAACGATACTCACATTGGTTTTGAAATCTGTGAGGACGGCTTGACTGACGCTACCTATTTCAACAAGGTCTATAAGGAAGCTGTGGAACTGTGTGCCTATCTCTGCGAAATGTTCAATCTCACGGAAAAGGACATTATCTGCCATAGTGAGGGATACAAACTGGGTATTGCGTCCAATCATGGGGACGTAATGCATTGGTTCCCGAAGCACGGTAAGAGCATGGACACTTTCAGGGCTGATGTAAAAGCCCTTCTGAACCAGTCTGCCGAAGCCCCGGTTGAACCTGAAACGCCTGCCGTGGACAATCCGTCCACCGTTTGGAACTACTTCAAGGGGAAGGGTCTGAATGACTTTGCCGTGGCTGGTATCATGGGCAACATTCATGCGGAGTCTGCGTTCAAGCCTACGAACCTGCAAAATACCTATGAAAAGAAGTTGGGTTATACCGATGACAGCTACACTAAGGCTGTGGACAACGGTTCCTACGATAACTTCATCAAGGATAGCGCAGGGTACGGTCTGGCGCAGTGGACGTATTGGAGCCGCAAGGAAGCACTCTTGAAGTTTGCCCAGGCCGCAGGTGAGTCTATCGGTGACCTCGGTATGCAGCTTGACTTCATGTGGAAGGAAATGCAGGGCTACAAGTCCATGATGACTACCCTCAATAACGCTACTTCTGTTCTGGAAGCGTCCAACGCTATCCTGTTGCAGTATGAGCGTCCCGCTGACCAGAGCGAAGCCGCACAGACCAGACGTGCCGGGTATGGGCAGACCTACTACGATAAGTACGCAGGAGCCGTCCAGAAGCCCGCTACGGACAGTTTGTACCGTGTACAGGTTGGTGCTTACTCCAAACTGGAAAACGCCACCAGACAGCTTGCAGCGGTTCAGGCGAAGGGATTTGAAGCCCTCGTCAAGAAGATTGGCAATCTGTATAAGGTGCAGATTGGAGCGTACAGCGTCAAGGCCAATGCCGAAGCACAGCTTGACCGTGTGAAAGCGGCTGGGTTCGCTGACGCTTATATCACCAACGAAAGCGGCGGTACTGTGGTAGCCACTGACACCATTCAGGAACCTACCTATGTGACCTACAAGGTCAAGAAGGGTGACTCCCTGTGGAGTATCGCAAAGGCCAATCTGGGCAACGGTAGCCGCTGGACGGAGATTAAGAGTCTGAACGGTCTAAAGAGCAATACCATCCATGCGGGTCAGGTGCTTAAACTTCCCGATTAAGGTTCTTGCGCTTCACAGCACAGATTGTGGTGTGAAATAGCAGGGTTCCGTGAATTGTCGGATTTGTCCCCAAAGGTGGAGGATTGAGGTTGAAATCCGACTGCCTACCATCTCGTTTGAGATGGTAGGTTTTTTCATTGATAGAACTAAGGTTGTAGGCAATCGTCACTTTGAAGTGGTCATCGTCCTCGTCCCATACGGTGATACAATTCACGAACAGGTCAATGACCAATCTGCGGAAGTCATCATCTTCAATATCCCCGCCTTTGAACTGTTCAAGCCAGAAAATAACCTGTTCCTTGTCAAGGTAGATGACCTTCTTTTCTTCCTTTTTCAGTTCTTCTTCCAGAGTCTTTTTGTCCTTCTCCAATTCCACCATACGCTTCACAAGGGTTTCCGGGGATAGACCACTCTCAATAGCCTTGGTGAGGTTGGCAAGGGACAGTTTGGTTTCATGCAGCCTGTCTTTGATGGCGGGAATGTCCGTGCTGCCCTCTATATCATGGAGGTTGGTACGGATAGCTACCTCTGCAATCTGTTCAATATTCTCGTCCGTGAGCAGTGACATAGCGTCACGGATAACTACGTCCTCTATGAAGTCTTGACGAAGGTTCCGCTTCTGACAGTCTACATGGAGGTTTTTCTTTCCATAGCACTCATAGTAGGTATAGCCTGACGTGCTGTTGCTGCTGGCGTTCATACGGGAACCGCAGTGACCGCAGTACAGCTTCCCAGAGAGCAGGTAGACCCGTTTGGCTTTATGCTGGCCGGGAGCCTTGGAGTTTGACTTCATACGGGCTTGCACCTGATAGAACAGTTTCTTATCAATGATGGCAGGTATAGCGTCCTCTGCCCTATAATCGTGGTACTGATACACGCCAATGTACCGTTCATTGTGGAACATCTTACTGAAAGAACTCTTTCCGAACCGTGCGCCTTTTGAGGTCTTATACCCACGGGCATTGAACAGACGGCATATTTCGGCTACGCTGTGACCTTCTGCGTACATTTCAAAGGCTTCACGGACAATCGGTGCGGTTTCTTCATCAATGACCAGTTTCTTTCCCTCGGACTTGTAGCCCAGGGGAATAACCCCGCCAATGGAGTTATGCTTATAGGCTGACTCTTTCATACCACGGTTTATCTTCTGGGAGAGTTCCGCACTGTAGAACTCGGCCATACCTTCAAGGACGGACTCTAAGATGATACCTTCTGGGTCATTGGAAATATTCTCTGTGGCTGATATAAGCTGCACACCGTTCTTCTTCAAGCGGTATTTGTAGTTGGCACTGTCATAGCGGGAACGGGCAAACCTGTCCAGCTTGTAGACAATGACCGCTTGGAAGTTATTCTTTTCAGAGTCCTTTATCATGCGTAGGAACTCTACACGCTTCTCAATATCCTTACTGGCTGATGTGGCACGGTCAGCGTAAATCTCTACGATACGGAACCCGTGACGCTGGCAGAAGTCCGTACAGACACGTATTTGTCCTTCAATGGATTGTTCGGTCTGATTGGCACTGGAATAGCGCACATACAGACAGCAGGTCTTTATATCTTCATACATGGTTCTTCCTCCATTCTGTCAGGTCAATTATCCTACACTTGTGGATACTTTTTCTTTGTCCATTCTACGGGTTTCTGCAACAAGAGTACTCTCCACAACAGTTCGTCCTTCCTTGTCCAGTTCACGAAGTTTGAGGATGAACCACTTTTCGTCAGCCGTTAAGGTCATAGCAGGGTCATCCAGAATGGTTATAGCTTTTTCTTTCAGGGTATCTATCCCCAAAAGATAATCTGTTGACACTCCTAAATATTCCGCAAGTGCGCTGATGGTATCGCTTTTAGGAGTCTTACCATTCTTCCATTTGCTTATATTCCCGGTACTCATACCCAGTTCTTTCACCATGTTTGTAATAGATGTGCCTTTTTCCTGGCATATCATTTTGAGTCTTTCATAGAACATCGAAAAGTCCTCCTTCAAAAAAATATTCCTAAATTGCATTTTGGGTATTGACAAGCGCACTTTGGGAATGTATAATGGGGACTGTAAACAAAAGTTGTTGTTTACAGGCGCAAGAAACCCGCCCACACTGGCGGTAGTTTTTCGCCTGTGTAGGTAGTCAATGGTATTCAAGTGTGGCAACTTAATTATACCCATTGAAGCCTTCCTTGTCAACTATTGTTTACAAGAATTGAACCGAAAGGAGGGAACTGACGTGGAAGAACTGGACGCTATTCGTGAACGGTTAAAGAAGCACCGATTGTCTTTCGTGTGGCTTATTGTGCAGTTGCGTCAGAGGGGTATCATCACGGACAAAACCGAAGTGAGTTCTGTCTTTGCTGGAACCCGTACTGGTGCAAAGGCCGAAGCCATTGTAAAGACCGCAACGTATATCCTGGACGATTACGAACAGGGTAAGGTGTCTGTCCACGGAGTCTAAAATGCTGACTGTGTTACTGGAAGAAAAGCCCTTTTGCACAATCCTTGCCCGTAAAGTTGAAGCCTACTTCCAGGACGAAGAACACCGTAAGCGGTTTGAGGAATGGTATAGGAAGAAGTACGGCAAGGACTATGAATGGAGGTAGAGATGAAGTCATCAACCGTGAATAGGACGGTTGGCACACGCTTTGAAGATGACCTGTGCTGGCTCTTGGCTGAACGTGGCTGGTGGTCACACAATCTATCTCAAAACCAGACCGGGCAACCCGCAGACGTGATAGCGGTCAAGAACAATGTTGCAGTCCTGATTGACTGTAAGGTATGTGCTGACAACCGCTTCACTCTCTCCCGTATAGAGTGTAACCAGGAAGGGGCTATGACCCTCTGGGAGCAGCGTGGTAACGCCTACTGCTACTTTGCTATGAAACTGAATGACGGTGAAATCTACATGGTCGGCTTTGATGACCTGAACCTGCTTTCCCTCCACCGTGTAAAAAGCCTGAACGAAGCAGAGTTGAGAAAGTTCCCTACTCTGACGGAATGGCTGAATGAAATGGAGGAAGCTGGATGTTGACGGAAATCGGAAGCACAATCAAAATCACTGACCCGTCACCACAACTCATAGCGTGGTGCAAAGACAATCTGGTTTTAGCGAACCCGGACTATCAAAAGAAGGTGCGTATGCACCTGTGGGTAGGAAATACCCCGAAGAAGCTGTTTTTATACAGCATGAATGGTAGTGACCTTATCCTTCCCTTTGGCTGTCTACGGTCAATTCTGCCCCTTCTGGAAGGGGATTGGAAGAAGCTGTACCGCAAGCCAGTCAAGGTAGACTTTGGCGGGAAAGTCCCGCTGTATGACTATCAGGAAGAAGCGGTTGCCGCTATGATTATCAATCACTACGGTATCCTGCAATCCCCCGCAGGCAGTGGTAAGACCCAGATGGGAATTGCCCTGGCCGCTGCACTGGGAGTCAAGACCCTGTGGTTGACGCACACAAAAGACCTGCTGAACCAGAGCAAGGACAGAGCAGCGCAGTACATCAATGCTGACCTGCTTGGCACTATCACCGAAGGTAGGGTGGACATAGGCAAGAGCATGACCTTTGCCACTATCCAGACGATGTGCAAGATTGACCTGGAACAGTACAGGGATGAATGGGACTGCGTTATTGTGGATGAATGTCACCGTGTAAGCGGTACGCCTACTGCGGTAACCCAGTTCAGCAAGGTACTCAACGCTCTACGGGCAAGGCACAAATACGGCCTGTCAGCCACGGTACACCGTTCAGACGGCCTTATCAAGGCAACCTACGCCATGATTGGCGAAGTGGTTTGGACGGTTCCTGACGAAGCTGTGAGGTCAAGAGTGATGACCGTGAACGTAGTCCCGAAGGAAACGGGCGTGGGGTTGAGTATCCACTTTCTGAACAGTGATGGTACTGTCAACTATGCGAAGATGATAAGTTACCTCACCGAAACAGAAGCACGAAACAGGTTCATCCTTGATGACCTGATGGAGAACCGTGACCACTTCAACCTTGTTCTCTCTGAAAGAGTAGACCACTTGAAGGAACTGTACTCCATGCTGCCCCCGGCACTGAAAGCCCAGGCCGCCGTCATTGACGGCACGATGACCAGCAAGGTGAAGAAAGCGGAACGGGAGCAGGCCATTGAGGATATGCGAACTGGCAAGAAACGCTATCTGTTCGCAACCTACGCCTTGGCGAAGGAGGGGTTGGATATTCCCCGCCTTGACCGTCTGTATTTGACCACGCCACAAAAGGACTACGCTGTGATTGTTCAGAGCGTGGGACGTGTGGCAAGAGTCTTTAAGGGCAAAGAGCAACCCATTGTGTATGACTATGTAGACAATATCCGTTCCCTGCTAAAGTCATACAAAACCCGCTGCACTCACTACCGAAAATGCGGGTGCAACATTACGGAGGAATAAGACGATGTGGAAATTTGTCAAGCGAATTTTCTTTGGAACGGTAGGCTTCCTGTGGATGGTCAGCCTTTGCGCCGTTGATAGTGTAAGCTGGATACCGTTTATTATTTTCTGCATTTGTTCTTCAATCCTTGGTCTGTGGGCTTGGTGGAATAACTGGTTTGCAGACTATGAGTATGAGGAGGACTGAAATGCTGAATGTGCTATCACTATTCAGCGGTATCGGAGCCTTTGAACGTGCGCTGGAAAACGTGGGTATCAGATACAATCTGGTCGGCTACTGCGAGATTGACCAGTATGCCAGTAAAGCCTACTCTCTGCTGCATGGTGTTCCTGAAAGTCTGAACTACGGGGACATAACGAAGATTGACGAAACCCTGTTACCGAAGAACATTGACCTGCTGACCTACGGCTTCCCGTGCCAGGACATATCTATTGCCGGGGCAAAGAAGGGACTGGTGGACAGCGAGGGCAAGAAAACCAGAAGTGGTTTGTTCTTTGACGCACTGCGTATCATCGAAGCCACAAGGCCGAAGATTGCGATTGCGGAAAACGTGAAGCACTTGACCAGTAAAAGCATGAAGCAGATTTTTGACCTTGTTCTGCAAAGTCTTGAAGAAGCAGGCTACAACAACTACTGGCAGGTGATGAACTGTTCGGACTACGAACTGCCGCAGAGCCGGGAAAGGGTTCTTATCGTATCAATCCGAAAGGACGTGGATGACGGAAAGTTCCGCTTCCCCGCTGCCGTACCGCTGACAACCTGTATGGGTGACTATCTGGATGACGAAGTACCAGAAGGGTTCTACCTGTCAGAGGACAAGACCAAAAGCGTCATAGCCCACAATGCGGCGCACCCAGGTCATATCGGGGACAGGGGGGGGATATGCCCAACGCTCCTGTCACGGGACTACAAAGACCCGAAAGTGGTGATATGCAAGATGGTGATTAAACAGATTGCCGATTTGCAGCACTACGGGAATGACCAGATGAACCGGGTGTATTCGCCTGATGGCCTGTGTCCTACCCTGAAAACCGTATCTGGGGGGGGGGACGAGAAGTGAAGGTCTATGATGGAGAACGATACCGCAAGCTGACTCCTACGGAGTATTTCAGGCTGATGGGGTTCACTGACGCTGATGTGGAACTGCTGATGAACAACGGCATTTCCAAAACCCAGATTTACAAGATGGCTGGCAACTCCATCCCAGTAAAAATGCTGGAACACCTTTTCAGGGCTGTCTACCCGAAACGCAAAGTTGCTGACCTGCTGGCTGACTCTCTAAAATTATTTGAAGAAGGGAGGTAACCTATTGGTTCCAAACACATTCATTTTCGACTGTGAGGTATTTGCCCACGATTGGCTGTTTGTGTTCAAGGAAGTTGCTACCGGGCAGTACACCGTCATCCACAATGACAATGACGCTGTGCTGGCGTTCATGGAGCAGGAACCATACCTGGGCGGTTTTAACAACAAGCACTATGACAATCACATTCTGAAAGCTGTGATGATTGGTGCAGACCCCGAAACGGTGAAAGAGGTCAATGACCTTATCATTGTGGAGGAGATTGACGGTTGGGACATTCCCTACCTGCGTGACTACCGGGTGTACTTCCATAGCTTTGACCTGATGGATGACTGTCAGGAAGGAACGTCCCTCAAAGGGTTTGAAGCCCATTTGGGTATTCCCATTGAGGAAACGGAAGTGGACTTCACCATTGACCGCAAGCTGACCCCTGCGGAGTTGGAGCAGACCATTCAGTACTGCAAGTACGATGTGGACGCTACCGAACTTCTCTACTCAATCAGGCAAAACTACCTCAAAAACAAGGCTACTCTGGGCAGAGTCCGTGGGTTGGACGAGCGTAAGGCTATGTATATGACCAACGCAAAACTGACCTCTGTGTACCTGAACGCAGTCAAGCCGAAGAAACCGTGGACGGACGAGCGTGAGTATGAGTACCCTGACAAGCTGTTAAGGGAATACATACCGCAGGAGGTCTTTGACTTCTTTGACAAGCTGCATGACCCTACGGTGACTAACCTTGAACTGTTCGGCGGGTACGATGAACACGGCAAGAAAGTCAAGAGCGCAAGCCTGACATTCCCCCTTGGGGAGTGCATTATCACGGTTGGCATGGGTGGTATCCACGGTGCGATACCCAACTACGTTGAGGTTGCAACCGAAACACGCTCCATGCGAAACAAGGACGTTGCGTCCTACTACCCTCACCTGATGACCATACCGCTGTCAGAGGGCAGAAAGTACGGTTTCTGTAGCCGAAATATCCCGTCCCCGGAAGTCTTTGTGCAGACCCTTGAAGATAGAGTCAAGGCAAAGAAATCTGGTGATAAGGACACGGCAAACGCACTGAAACTGGTGCTCAATACCACCTACGGTACAATGCTCAACGGCAAAAACGGCGTGGCCTACAATGACCTTTATGACCCCCTCATGGGAAGAAGCGTGTGTATCACAGGTCAGCTACTTCTTCTGGAACTCTCTGTACACCTGACCAGGGAATGTCCTACTCTCAAAGTCATCCAGCTTAACACGGATGGTATCATGGTGAGTTTCGACAACTCTGACGAAGCGAAGTGGCAGGAGATAACCCAGGAGTGGCAAGACCGAACTGGATTTGAACTTGAAGAAGATTTTATCAAGAAGATAGTCCAGAAAGACGTGAACAACTACGTGGAAGTCCCCCTGGATGGCGGTGAACCGAAGGTCAAGGGTGTACAGCTTGTCCGTGGCGTTCTCACAAACGGCAAGTTCGACTTTGCAGCACTGGGACTTCCTGAATGGGAATGTATCTCTGGCGGTGCTTTCAAAATCAACAATGACGCTGTTGTGGTCGCAAGGGCAATCCGTGACTACTTTGTAGATGGGACTCCCCCGGAAAAGACCATTGAGGACGCTGACAACATTCTGGACTTCCAGTTGATAGCGAAGGTCGGAGGTAAGTACTCTGGCGTGGTTCACATGATAGGTGACCAGGCTATCCCCGTCCAGAAGGTCAACCGGGTCTACGCCACGGCTGACAGAAGCTACGGCACACTGTACAAGACTCATGCTGTTACAGGCAATCCCGCAAAAGTGGCGGGACTCCCTACGCACTGCGTAGTGGACAACAACAACCAGCTTCCCATTGAGGTTGTAGACCGTAAGTGGTACTTGAAGCTGGCACAGAAGTATATCAATGACTTCCTGGGCATTAAGCCGCCTAAGAAGAACACAAGAAGGATTAACTCTTTGAAGAAGAAATCCTTGGCATTATTCGATTAAGGAGGAAATGCAAAATGATTAAACTGTTTATCTCTCAGCCCATGAAGGGCAAGTCTGACGCTGAAATCCTTGCAGTTCGTCAGCAGGCTATCCAGTCTGCAAGACGCAACCTTGGTGTGGAAGTAGAGATCATCGACTCTTTCTTCCAGAACGCTCCTGCTGACGCAAAACCTCTCTGGTATTTGAGCAAGTCCCTTGAACTCCTGTCTACCGCTGATGTGGCCTATTTTGCGCCCGGTTGGGAAACTGCCCGTGGCTGTAAGATTGAGAATGAGTGTGCTATCGCTTACGGTATCACGGTCATTGAGGACTACACCCAGGGTAGAAAGTCCGAAGGTGTGACCATTACCCCGGAACAGTATCACCAGGCGGTCATCCAGACTATGAAGGAGGAAGCCGCAAGTCCCGCAACGCAGGGAATGGGCAAACTCCTTATCCCTATGGTAGGTGCGATTTTCGCAAAGAAGATTGAAGAAAAGCTGTTCAATAAGGAGGGCAAGAACAATGGCTAACATCTATGAAGGTATGAACGTGCGTCAGAAGCTGGCGAAAGCCCGTCTGTATTTCCTGAACCAGAAGGTCACGAAGTCTGGCAAGAACATTCACTTGGAGTTCAAGTACTTTGAGTTGCAGGACATTGTACCCCCTGCGCTGCGTATCTTTGCCCGTGTGGGTCTGGTGAGCAATACCGTGTTTGACGGTGAAAAGGCTACCATGACCATCTACAACGCTGATGACCACAACGAACCCGGCTTGGAGTTCGTGCTTCCCTACCGTGAGGTCGGTCAGATTATCAGCAATTCTGGCAAGGAAGTCACGAACATCATGCAGGCACTGGGTTCCTCCACTACTTATCTGCGCCGTTATCTGTGGATGATGGTTCTGGATATTACGGAGCCTGACAGCGTTGACCCCAACCTGACGGACGAGGATGACCCTGCTACCGATGACAACAATGAGTTCAAGGAGGAAGCCCAGGCCGCTGCCGCTGCTGCCCCTGAAAAGAAGCAGAGCAAGAAGAAAGCCCCTGCCACTGCTGCGGAGCGCAAGCAGGCGAAGGAGGAACTGACTTCCACTGATACCCCCGCCACGGAGGAGCAGATTGATACCCTGAAAGCCCTTTGCAAGGACTTGATGGAGAAGGATGAAGCCCAGGAGGAGTTTGTTCAGCAGATTGCCATGAAAACTGACGGCTTCACCACTATCACTGCTGCTGTCTGTACCGAACTGTGCAACAATCTGACCGCTGTTCTGGCTGAATAC